CTAAAACTAACCCTCTTGTTATATCTGATACAAATTTAAAGCCATCTGCTAGAAGCTCTACAAATTGCCCCATCGGCCCTTCTACTATAGATGCTATAACATCTTTCATCTTCTCCATAGCTTCAGCAAACCTAGTCTGTGTATCAACTTGCATTTTTGATACCTCAAAACTTTTATCTTGAGCAATGCCCTGTTCTATTTGATCTGCCAAATGACCTTTTCCTTCTGCTCTTAGTTTTTTCAGTTCATCTTTTTGAGCAGCAGTTAGCTTGCCTAACTGAGCTTGTTTTTGTAGTGAATTGGCTAAGTCATCAACAGACATACCCATTGAGTCAGCAATTGCCTGTTGTTGAATCCTATTTAATTTTTGGAAGTTGTTTATACCGCCGACTTGTTTTAACATCTCTTCAGCCGCTTCAGCTGTTTTTCCTTCAAGAGCTAAACTTCTAGCTCTACTTAATTCTAAATCACGGCCTGTTAAAACTTCTGCTTCCATTTCTGCTGCAATAGAACTCTCAAAGTCTAACAGCTTATCTGTCATATTCTTTGTTTGTTCTAAAGTTAGTCCTAGCTTTTGAGCCTGTACTACAGCTTTTGCAATTAGAGCAGGATCGTTTTTATAGAATGCGGCTAATTGCCCTTCTGTCTTAAGTACTTCTGCAAGTACTTTTTTATTGCTGAATAATCCTTTGTTTTGTTTTCCAACATTTTTTACAAGATCTTCTTGAGTGGTGTTGTACTGCATTGCGTACATCGAAAGCTTAGAAGCTTCTTCTCCGCTAAGTCCTAAATTTCTTGTAAGTAGTATTTGTCCTTCTGTTAACTTCTCTCCAAAGATAGTTGATGTACCAAAAGCTTCGTTAAGCTGTTGTTGAGCAGCAAGGGTATTCTTCTTAGTCATATACTCCTTACCGCTATGTACTGCCATTTCTTCAGCATAGTGGTAAAGGTCTTTTGCTGCATTAGCAGATAAACCATACTGTTTACCGATATCAGCTACTTCTTTGTTAAACTCCATACCCAGATGGACTAGCTTAGTTACAAGACCGACAGCCAGTCCCATTAGTACTAGAGGATCTTTAAGTGCCGAACCGATACCTTTCATTACACCTTTAAGCCCTGTCATTGCAGTGCTCCATATGTTACCATGCTCAGCAGCATGTTCCATACTCTCTTCGATATCCTCAAAGTACTTTGTATCGATACCGAACTTACCTAAAGCACCGGTTATACCATGTATCAACTTTCCGGTTAACCCTAACTTCTTTTGAATCTCTTCTTCCTTCTTTAAACGGGTCTCGCTAAGCTTTACTAGGTCGTTTAAATAGTTACCTTCTTCTTGTCTTCAGTTTCCGTTCTCATCTATAATTCCGTTAATCTCTATAAGCTGTGCTTTCTCCTGTTCTGTAAGTGCTCTAGATTTTTCTAGTTCTTGTAATTCTTTTCTCGTCGAACTTAAAACCGATGTCTGTATTTTTATTTTTTCTTGAAGGGATAATATATCTTTTCTGTTAAGTTTAGATATACCTTCTTGGTCGTATTTAAACTTATCGGCTATTCCTCCTAACGCTCTAAAAGATTTAGTTATCTCTTTACTCGCAGTGTCAACTCCGGTTATATCTTTAACTACATTCTTAAAGGTATCGCTTACTTCTGAAAATCCTCTTTTCATCCTATCTACTCTATCTTCTAAACCGGCTAGCGTTTGATCTAGAGCAGTAGTATCTCGTTTAAGAGCGTCTAAAGTTACGCTTTTAAACTCTATATTAAGTTCACGAGCTAACTCCTTTAACCTTAAAATCTTAGCTTCTATTTGAGCTAATGATTCAGGACTGGGAGTTTGATCGCCTGTAGGATTTGTTGCATCTACCATAGTATCTCCAAATATATTATAAATAGGGAGTACCTACTTTTTTGGAGCAGGTACTTTATAGGTAGGTTGTTTCTGAGCTATGTTTGGTTTGTAAATCTCTCTTTTATTATTAGTTGCGTCGTTTAGATCTTCTTCTCCTTTTTGCTTCTCGTACCAGTCTTTCATTTCATTAAAAGTGTATTTGCGAAGCCAAGTAGGCATTTCATATACATCTAACCAACTGTAACCTCCTTGTCCGTGAAATACTATTTCATGTATTTCTTTGAAAAGGTAGAGTCTATGCTCAGGACTTAGGCCAAAAAAATTCTGTTCCGATTGGAATCTCTACGCCCTCCTCAACGTGTGTATCAGATTCGTAGTCAAACGTAAGAAGTACTTCTGGTTGAATTTCGGTAATATGTTTTCTTAGAGCTCTTGAATCGGGTGCTAACATAACATCAACAAAGCCTCTAATTGCTTTTGGATCTCTGTCTCCATTTATCGATGTGATAATCTTTTTGAACCTGGTAGTTACTTCGCTAGATCCGTTAGGATTGACTTTTTTCATACCTTGAAGTTCTCTCTCAATATCTTTCTCATCTTTATGAGTTAGTAGTTTGAAAGTGACAATATTGCCGGTAGTAGGTAGCTTAAATTCAAACTCATTTACACCGGAGGTCTTAACTAAACTTCTATCGAGTTTCTTTTCTTTTAACTTTGTTAAGTCGACGGTGACTTTCTCTGAAGTTCCTGTAATAGGATTGTAGTAGTTAAAACTATAATCTTTACCGTATCCTAGAATTCTTGCAGCAATTAGCAAAGCATTCTTATCTGTTATTAGTAGATCGTCAAAATTAATCTTAGTGACGATTAGAGATTGTAATAGTTTATCTAGAACCGTGTTGTTATTAATTAGATTAGCATTAGTAAGGATATCTTCCTCTTTTGCTGTCATATACTTCATTTCCAGTTTACCGCTAGATAAAGGGTTATCTTGGGGATATAAGAGTCCTTCGGACGGTAGTTCAACTGTTTCGGTCGGTAACTTAAATTCGCTCATAGATTTTTATTTAGTAACTGTATTGTATATATAAATATGCCGGAGATTGATTTTCTACTAGAAAACAGTCTTCAAGCTTCTAATAATTTTTTTATCCCATTTCTTAAGAACATTCTTGTAGAAGTAAGCTAAAGCATACGGTCCAGAATGTCCTAATTCTAAAGCAAAGCTCTTTATTTCAGCAGAGGTTAGTTCGATAAGAAGGATGTACTCGTCAAAAGTTGGATCGCCTTCTATATTATTTTTTTTATAATAGTCTCCTAGAGCTACTTCAGCAGTTAAGTCAAAGTATTTGCCATTAGAAGAATTCCAAGCATGATCGAGAGGTATGTACCTGGAAGCTATTCCTTCACAGTACTTAATGCCTGATCCGCCTGAGTATGCTGTGTAGAAAGAATTGTCGTAGCACTGCTTAGTCTTAACTTTCAGTACTTTGCTTTTTAACAAATCGTCTACGTCTTTAGCTACAGGTAGTGTTTTATAAGAAACAACTTTTATAGGTTTAGCTACTTCAGCTTTCCATTTAGCAAACTTCAATTGATCATTTTCAGCATCAAGCATTTGAGAAAGCATTGTTGCTTCTCCGTCAAGATATCGTTTTAATTGGCTTTCTAGTAACATCGTATATAAATATTAAAATAAAAAAATCTCTTGGGATTTCCAAGAGATTCTTTAAAATAATTGCTAAGGTTATCTTAGAAGTTAAGTTCGCAGTAATCCATAGCGATTGTCATTTCAATCGTAATGTACTGATCGTTAGACCAATCGTATTCACCGAAGTTAGCTGATTTAACGTATGCGCCTCTGATTACCCATTCTCCTACGATATCACCTACAGGGCCTAAGATGTTTAGAGTGACATTCTTTTTATAGAAGTCAGAATAACCATCTCTACCTGTGATTGATTCGTGGGATAAACGGATCCATTCCATTACAGTTTGGGCTCCAGAAGGGGTGATGGGGTCGTAAAGCGATAGTGCCATATCCTGCCATTCAGCTTTGCCCTTAAGTTTACGGTATACGTTGATGTGATCGAGCTTGATATCAGTAAACTGTACTTGAGGTGAAGCAGCTTTCTTGATGAGGTATGTAGGGATACCATCGATGTACATTATGAAGCGGTTCTGAACCTTGGGTTCAAAGGCTGTATACATCAATTCATTTGGATCTATTAGTGGCATATTCTATTCGTTTAATATAAATATCGGTTTAATAAATTTTCTATAACTTATTGACCAAATGTTGCTCCAGTTGGTAGAATGTTGAAGTCAAGTATAATGAATTCAGCAGTTCTAGTTGGTTGTAAGTAGATAGCACCTACTAATTGGTTTCTATCGATTACATCTGGAGTGTTGTTTGTTTCATCCATTACAATTCTGTAAGAATATAGACCCTGTCTTTGTTGTACTGAATCTAAGTAAGGAGTCATTTGATTGACGAACTTAGTTCTTGTAGCAACTGTGTTCTGCTCGAATAAGAAGTTTTCAGCAATTTGACCAATTTGTCTCTTAAGAGCAATTAATAGTCTTCTTACGTTTACTCTATCAAGAGCAGAAGGCTTAGTCTGTAAGGTCTTCTGACCATATACTACTGTACCTTGTCCAGGGAATATTGCAATTGGGTTTACTTTACCGTTGTAGAGATTATCTCTGTTAGACTTTGTTAATCTATACTCAGGACCGATTACTGTTGGTAATCCACCGCGGTTTAGACCAGCAGGTGCAAACCATTCTGCAGCAATCTTATCGTTGTATGCATATACACCGGGGATGATAGTTGAAGCAGGAACCCAACGCATTCTACCGGTTTCGCTAGATCTTACTTGAACCCAAGGCCAGTATGTAGCTGCGTAGCTGGTATCAACTAATGCTGCTTTACTAGTAGAAGTAGTAACACTTTCTTTTTTAACTGTTGTATCTAATACTGCGATTGCATCTCCTCTACCTTCTACGATTGCTATTACATCATTTAATGTACTCGCCGCATTCTGAATAGATAAACCGGGTGCATAAATTACTTCGTAGTCATACCAGTCTTTATTTTTAAGAAGACTGAAAGCTATGTCGTAGTTGCTTGGAATGAGTCCTTGTATGTTATCAACAGCGTTTGTTGAACCTTCAGGAACACCTGTTATGTTTTCAAACAATTTAAGAGGTGCACCGCCAGTTCTTCCACCGTATAGATCACCAGCTGAACCACTGAAAGATCCGTTGTACGAACCTGAGCCTATTTTAGGAGCAGATCCGGTTGCACCTGTATTCGGAGTTCCGTCGTTATTCAAATACCCAGGCTGTGCATTAACGTAAGATACTCTTACATAACGGCTCTTATTTACGTAAGAACCGGTAGCTAGTAACTGCCAATCGCCGTTCTCATCTTGAACAGGCTGCCAAGCCATATTACCGATTTGGTATTCTATATAATTAGGTGTATTTGGATCCAAGCTTAAGTTAGACCAAGTCTCTAATACTGTTTTTTGTTTTTGATAGTCGTCCCCTCTTCTGATCACAAGAGTGAAAAGTCCGTTCTCTTTATCTGAGTATGATACTTCCCATCTGATGTTATTCATAGAACCAGAAGGTAAATATCCCTCTGCTAGGCTTGCTGTTGTGCCTTGGTAGTTACTTTGATCTACGCCTAAAGCGAGTGTTTCTAATATAAAAGAAGTAACTCCAGAGCTTGTAGCTGGTACAGAAGCGGTAGCAGGTACATAAGCACCGTTTGGTGTAGATGTAGTTGATCCTGAAACAACTCTTGTTACAATCATAGT